ACTATAATTCATTATGATCACTAATCAATCTTGCGCCGTGGGCGGACAGCTTCGCAGACCCGCTTATAACGGGTTCAACATGGGGCAGCACCATGACGGCGTATTCTTGGCCTCATCGTCTAGTCTGGTCCAGGACACGACCCTTTCAAGGTCGTTACAGGGGTTCAAATCCCCTTGAGGCTATTCTAGATAATGTATTTTAACAAAATTGAAAAGTTTTTGGGTATGTGCTTCAAAAATCCATTATAAATATACTGTATGGTTTCAATGTGTATAAGGCACTGCTAAAGCCCGTTTTAAAATGAACAACAAACTAACAATAACAACAGTAGTAGTAGATGGAAGATGTTTAGATCTTCTTCTTACTCAAGATGAGATAATCGAAGCACATGCTCGAGCAATGCATCCTGATAACAAAGAATTGTTAGGAGATGGTGGTTGTTCTTGCTGGCCAGCGGACCCAGACAAAGATCCTTGTGGATTCTGGGATAGACTTTTGAATAAATGTGATTGTTGTAAGAGATTGTAAATATATTTTTAGAAAGGAATATTATTATGTCATCAGTTAAAATTGCTCGGTTGAATACAGGCGAAGAAATCATTGCTAATATCACAGTAGATGGTGATATTTTAAACTTTAAGGATCCTTGTGTGTTGGTTCCATCTCAAGATGGTAAGTTACTCTTTGTTAAGTGGCTGCCTTATGCAGATACCTCGAATGGTATTCCTATTAATATAAAAGATATCATGTTCCTTTTGAATCCCCTGAAAGATTTAGAAGATCACTATACAGGTGCTGTTGTGAATAATCTTTTCATTCCACAGAAGAAGGTTTCTGGACCTGTTCTTTCATTGACATCGTAAATCTTGATTTAAATATCAAATTTAAAAGCACTCATGGGAGTGTTTTTTTATTCCCGTAGCTCAGCTGGATAGTAGCAACAGATTTCTAATCTGTAGGTCGCTGGTTCGAATCCAGCCGGGAATGTTCAATAACTAATATTTGATGCTGATGTTGTGATATTTGATGATGAAGTTCCAGATTGATCATTTGTGGTGCTGTATAGATTTATAATTTGCGGTTCTGTTATAGAAAAACTAATAACATCTATAATTTCGTCTGTATTTGTGTAAGTTATTATTAGTTTTTCTTTAAATGGTACACTAGAAATACTTAAAACTTTATATTTAACATTATCAATTTCTATAATAGAATTTACAACTACCTTGTTTATGCTAAATGAATTTGCTGCACTGTGTAATGTATTGGTTAGTAAAAACACATTCTTTTCTAAAGCAGTATAAACAGCAACATTTTTAGTAATTATAGGTGTAGCATCAAAATGATTAGCAAGATACACTTGATCTATTACATTTGATAAAGTACCAGAAGTTGCTATGACTAAGTTATTTATCTTTTTGTCAAAGGTATAACCACCATCTAGATTATATGTTTTCCAGTCATAGGCACCATTGGTTAAAGTGAAAGTCGTGCCTGGTACAAAGTTATCAAAAAAAGCATTCATTGCAATTGGATTGATATTATAATCAAATACAACAGTCGTCCCAGTAACTTTTATATTGGGAGTACCAACAATTTCAGTTACACTGTCTTCTAACTTAATAGAAGATGTCATACTTAATCCGATCATGGTAAAACTGTTAAGAATTTCACCAACAGATCCAGGTTTTTTGTCTTTACTGGATACAGATGTTCGTAAATTTTGATTACGAGATAACATGTGTTATGACGCGATATAGATTAATTTTTGTTTAGTTGGATCAATTTTTGCACAACAATATATTATATTCGTCGAATTGCATTCTATGAATATACTTTCACCTGGCTCCAGGGGATATGCGGCATCTTTATTTGCTATGATTATATCACTTCCAATATATACAGTTGAAGTGTTTGTTGATGGTGCTTTAAGATTAACCCCACTTTTTAACACAACAGTAGAACCGATAGTTATAGCTTTTACACTTATATCTGTAAATGTTATTGCATTATTTTGTATTCTACTTGATTTCAACACTTCAGTTACTTTAACATTAATACCACCAGAAGATATCTTATCGTTAATTGTTGATATAATATTTGTATTATTCTTTATTGCAGCAATATTACCAGTAGTTCCACTTATAGCACTAATTATAGAATCTATCTGAGCGCCAAAGGTAGAACCAACACTTACAATTTGTGCTGATATCGGATATGGTGTAGAAATCGGTACTGTACTTGAATTATAATACTTAATAAGAACAGGATTGTCTGATGCAGTGCCACCCTGAATTTTCAGAGGGGATTCAGAGGCATTTGTGACACCTATAGTAGATGTCAAATTTAATGTAAATGTTATTCCAGTATTTACTATACTTACCTTGAGTGAATCCCCACTCATACCAATTGGCGCGAGTGTGTTTCCGTCCATGTAATTCAATACAGAAGGAATATAAGGTTGACCAGTTGGTCCAAATATCTTAATACTGTCTAGAGTAAATCCCAATAGTCCAGTACTCATACTGATACCGACGATCTTGGAATTTGAAGATACAGAATCAGTAGAACTACCTAAAAATCGTCCACCAGTGATTGTTATAGCAGCGGCGCCACTTATCCCAAAAACACCGATCATGGTGGTTCCGAATACTATAGGGCCAACAGTAACACCAACCAAAATTCCACTTGTTATTCCTTGTACTTGTCCATAGATGTTTACAGGAGGAAAATCGGTGTTTGTTATTCCCAAACCAGCGACATATAAAGGGGAGGTTTTGGTGTTACCAACAGTAAAAGTACCAAGTCCGAAGACATTTCCAGTAATTCCTAATAAATATCCAGCTCCAGAAGATCCGAGAAACGACTTTACGTCGATTGGCATAGGATATTCATCACCTACTCTATATGAGTAATATTCATTTCCCCATACCATCTTTGAGAAAGGTATATGAATACCAGGTGTTATACCAGATGTATCGTAATCGGTACCAAGAGTAGCAATTCCATCATAAATTGTTACAATTATATTATTATTCGTGTCAGTTGTAGGCATATTTTATTCCTTTAGAAGTATATATATAAAAAAATTGCTTTATTTCCCCAGAACTGTATAATGAGAACATGATAAACAACCCACAAAAAGATTCTATAGAACTCACAAAAGAGCACATTTCTCGAAAAATAGAAAGTTATATACTTACCCATAATTCTTCATATATCGACGCTATAGTCTCTATATGTGAAACACATAACATAGAATACATAATAATATCTAAATTGTTGTCAAAACCCATTTTAGAGAAAATTACAGAGGAAGGTCGAGGATTGAATCTTTTACCCAAATCTAAAAATAAGTTACCTTTTAAATAAAAGTACTTGACAACTCGATAATACATGATATACTTGCACTGAGTACATGGGGAGTTCCCATGATATATTCTAAAATAGGCCGAAGTAGATCTTCGGGAAAGGTAATGCACTTATGGGATTTAATGATTTAAAAAAGAAGTCGAAAACAGGAATGGACGAATTGATTAAAAAGATGGAAGATCAGTCAAAGAAGACTGATTACAAGGACGATAGATTCTGGAGACCAGAACTTGATAAGTCAGGTAATGGTTTTGCTATCATTCGTTTCTTGCCTGAAGTAGAGAATGAAGATTGTCCGTGGGCAAAGGTTTATGGTCACGCTTTCAAGGGTCCGGGCGGATGGTATATTGAAAATTGTTTGACTACAAACAATCAAAAGGATCCAGTTTCAGAATTAAACACTCAATTGTGGAATTCTGGTGTTGAGAGTGATAAGAATCTTGCTCGTGATCGTAAGCGTAAGTTGACATACACAAGTAATGTTTATGTCGTGTCTGATCCTTCTAATCCGCAAAACGAAGGAAAGGTATTTTTGTACAAGTATGGTGTCAAGATCTTTGAAAAGATTCAAGAAGTAATGAAGCCTGAATTCAAAGACGAAGAAGCAATCAATCCTTTTGATTTTTGGAAGGGTGCTAATTTCCGTCTCAAGATCCGAAAGGTAGCTGGTTATACTAATTACGATAAGTCTGAATTTGACTCTACATCGGCACTCTTGGATGGTAATGATACTAAACTTGAAACTGTCTGGAAGTCTCAATACAAACTGAAGGAGTTTACAGATGTCAAGAATTTTAAAGCATATGATGAACTAAAAGAACGGTTGTATGAAGTTCTTGGTGGTGATATTCGAGCAAATAGTAATTTACATAATGAAAAAACTGCTGAGGATATCACAGAAAACAAAGAGACTAAGTCTTTTATGAAGTCCAAGAAACCAGTTGAGCAAGAAGTTACTGATAGCACAGATGCACTGGATTATTTTTCTAAGTTAGCAGAAGAATAAATATAATATAAATTTTATTATGTATGCACCCCCCGTGAATTTAGGGGGGTGTTTTGGTTTATAAAACTATCTACGATACATAGATATACTATTATATGCACTTCTGACTATATTAGAGAAAAATTCTTTGGAAGATGAATTGTCTTTTTTAGCTTTCATATTTTCGCTTAATTGATTTATGTTTGAATTAAGTTTTTGTATGATATTTACTATTTCTTCTAAATCTTGTGCACTTTCTTCGGAATTTGATCCAGATTTATCAATATTGTTATTAATGCGGGATATTGATGTTGGCACATCTGTATTTGGCGATATAGAAATTCTTTCATTTTTAGAAGATCCAGGTTCGTTTGTTGCTATAGTAGAATAATCGATAGAATCAGCTGATATACTCCCTCCTTGTGCAAATGCTGGAATATTTTCTAATTTTTCATTTATTATATTCTGAATTTTACTATCTCCAGAATATTCTCTGAATAAAAATCTTTTTATTCTGCTTTTATCAATTATGTTTGGATTGAAGAAGCCATTTTTAAATTTTCTAGAAAAAGGTATATATCTAAGAGATTCGGTTGAATTTTTTATATTATTTTCATAAATATCATTTATTGAATTCTCGGTTATATTTTTTTCAGGAAATGATCTAAATTCAGGTATTATTATATTAGATTCGTTTGAGAACTCTAGAGGTTGAATATCAGATACTTTAGATTCGCTAGAGTACTTTATATCAGGAATATCAGATACTTTAGATTCGTTGGAAAACTCTAGAGGTTTAATATCAGAT